GCGCGTTTGGCATTTACGGCAGGTTTCCTGGGTGGTGGAGGTGGAGGTGGAGGTGGAGGTGGAGGTGGAGGTACACCACTGGGACGCATTGTCATTTGAGGACCTGGACCCACAATAGTTCTACATACCCGAATAACTTGCTGAGCATTTTTGACACTATTCTCAAAATTCAATCTAATTTTGGCGCGGAGTTCCTTAGCAGTAAGTTTGACCCGCTTTCCACGGACATCCTTGGTAACTCGTAGACCCGCCTTCTTGGCCTTTTCCTTCAGATCTTTGTACTGCATATTACTATAAACAATTATTTTTTAAAGAAGATGAAATATTCTTCACTTCCCTGACTACCATCATCGACCTGTTTAATACCTTGGACTGGATTAATGATAGCTTTAGTAAATCCCATCTGACGACCTATCATTGAGATATGAGAGGGTGGTAGGAGGTACATACTATGTCCATTCGTTGTAAGTTTTTTATTTTTAGAATGCTTTTTCATTCCCAATGGTACGTTATTTCCGACCATTTTACTCACATCCCAATCACTAGGCCAATTGTTACTTTTTATAGGGTAAAAAGTTTCGTTATATCGTACCCAGTTTGAAAATATACTACTCGTCCACCACGAACTATATACGAGACCCGGGTAAAGTACATTACAATGCCCCCTTTTATCGGAACGAATATGTAAGTCTGTATTTGATGCAGTCTGATCACACTCGTCACATATGTGATTAGGATCTACACCATGAAAAATAAATGTCCCACCAGGCTTGAGCCAACTGTACGCGTTTTGAATCAACTTTTGAGTTTGATTTGTGTATTGTCCAGCTCCATACATACACGTTATTACATCATATGATTCATTTCTCCATGCTTCACGATCAAGGTAGTTACCCTGAACTATATTTAATCCCGGATTTTTAGAGCGTGCTACAGATATTTGGTTAAATGATAAATCCATACCAGTTATAACGGAATCTGGCCATATATCTTTCCACATATTTAAGTGGTTACCCGTACCACATCCTAAATCTAAAACACTTTCGGGTTGAGTATTCACGTTTTTGGAAATGTATAGTACTTCAGATTTGTATCTCTTTTTATCATACCAAATCACGTCATATAACTTAGAATAGTCTTCGTTATATGTATCTTGACATTTGTGATTACTTTGCACCATATAAAAATAAATCAAACTGAGTAGAATTATGAATATCGCAATCATCTACATTCTCACAATAAATATAAAATTTAAAGATAACGAACTCAGGAGTTATAAGATGGGTGATGTTAATGAACTAAAGGTTATGATTAATCGTGTACTCCTCCCTAGAATACGTCAACTTGAGAATGAGGTTTCATCTTTGAGAAAGCATACGTGGCCGTATGTACAAGCTCGTAAAGAGCATAACGAACTCGATGATATGGAGGCCAAAATACAATTTTTCAAAAATCTGGACGATGAGACAATTAAGGAACTTTTAGAAATCAAGTCCAGACTGCGTAGAGGTTCAAACCTCCAGCATAGGGAATTTGATATGATTACATTTAGAAATCTAGAAAACAATTTCTGTTAATACTATATACGAGATGAGTACAGTAGCATTATCTAGCGCTTCGTCTACTTCAGTTGGTGTAGTAATTTCAATAATAGTGATGACATATTTAGCTGAAATGGATGGCTCGTTACCAAAAATAGCCTTAGCATGCTGTGCGTGTTCAACTTGCTCGGGTGCGATTAGAACTATACAGTATCTCTTACATGGTGTAGCTGGTATCAAGACATATTATCAGATACGGGAATAAAATCTCAGACTACATTAAATCACTCACGATGGGTGCCGCAATGTCTTCTCTTTGGTTTTTTATCAGTCCAATTCCTGATGTATCAAACAAGGGTAAGTTCAAACAGGTTTCATCTTTCATGATGTCCGTGAGCTGTATGTTCACAATGATCTTGCTTTACTGGGGTAAGCAATTCTATGATCTACACCCAGGATTCCCGATTCCATTTCCACCGTGGTTTTTCCCTGGTATGTTGATACTGTGCTGTTGTTGTTGTTGTTCGACCCTAAAACTGTTGGGTCAGGCGAGAAAGATGGGTAACAAAAAGTAAATTAGAAGAAGTTATCGGTGCGATACATCTTAACCCCAAATGAACCAGTCTTACCAGTTATTGAGACTGTTTCATTTCCATATAGCTCCTGACATCCTATATCCTCCATACAGTCTCTGGCATTGTGACTTACTGGAACTGGATAGATTTGTTGACCGGGTGTAGTCGTGTAGTAATGATACCTATCACGTCTACCACGAACTTCCTTACCATATAATGGCATAGTGGTTTCACCTGGACCTGTCAATATTCCCATTTGTTGCATTTGTCCAGGTTTATACTTTTTAATGGGTGGTCCCCTAAACTCTGGTTCACGACGCACACTTACTGGGCGAGGTGTTAGCGGGAGTTGAGGTTGTGTCGGAACTTTCACAACTCTAGGATTATACCACATGTAAACGAGAGCAAGTACTAACGCAATGAGGATACCGGAAAGCATCTGAGTTTTCGTCTTGTTCTTCATTTATTATAGTTAAGGAAAATCTTTCCGATAAGGGTATGAAGATACTAGCGATAGACATTGGGTATCACAATATGGGTCTAGTTTTAGCTGAATCTTTAACTGGACCAAAGATTGTAGTTGAATACATGAAAAAGGTAAGTTTGGAAGACTATAAGTATCTAAAGACCAATGACTTTGTGGACCTAGTTCCTTTATTTGTAGAGGATCATCAACATCTATTTGATGCGGCCGAGAAGATACTAATTGAAAGACAACCCCCGGGTGGATTTACGAATATTGAAATTCTTTTACATTACATGTTCAGAGATAAGGTTAAACTTGTTTCACCTGTGAGCATGCATACACATTTTGGTATAAGACATTTAGACTACGAAGAACGTAAAGAACGGACTGTTTCTCTAGCCCAAAAATTTTTAAATGAAGAAATTCCGTACGACAGGAAGCATGATATAGCTGATGCTATGTGTATGATCATGTATGACAACTTCCATTGTACGACCCACATATTCGATCGTTTTAGGTATCGCCCACCTTCTTTAACGACTTGAGTTCATTATTCATAATAATGATTGAATTCTTGATGGCCTCCATTGCGGCGAACATTTCATTCGTGTTTCCACGGTCAATGAAATCCTGAATATTTTTCAGGTTATGATCAATTGACTCTTTACTGAGGCGAGCATTGTCTTCAATTTTCTTCTTTGTTTCCTCGAGACGAGTTATTTTATAGTAAATTGAATCACGGTCACTCATAAACGATTGTGTTAAGCTTTTGATTTCCTTTTTGATATCATCTTGATGTTTATAAAGTTCTACACGAGGAGTTTTGGATCGCCCCTGATCAATATCCTTTTGGATCTCATGTATCTTAACAGAAAGCAAGTCCTTTTCTTCGTTAAATGTGGTAAACTTTTCCTCTACTATCTTCTCGAGACGACCAATTTCTTCTTCAATTTTGGTATCCATTATATGATGTGGACAATTTATTTTGAAAATAATCTGTGCACATAATAAATGCCGAGTGCTAAGCAACTTCAGGATGCGCGTAAAAAGTTAAAAGTGACTCCTAAGCCCAAGGGTAATTCACCTAGGATACCTTCTGCGGCTCTTCTCCGTATTATTAAAGCGGATCCCAAGATCAAGCGCAATAAACAGTTTGTGAAACGTGTTCGTGAGCTAATTAAGAACGGTAAGTAATTACACCTTTCCAAATGTAATTTTCTTACCATCCCAAACCTTGAATACATCTCTGATTATGTTATCGAAGTGACCTAGACGATATTGAACTATACCCCAAAGGACAAAGAACACAGTCTTTGTGAGATGGTTTATTTCGTTCTCTTCCATTTTATAGATAGGACCCACAACCCTACCCATAAAAGTCTCTTCCTTCGCTTGCCCCGTAATAGCCATTTCTGCTTGAGTCAGTGCACATGTGTCATCATTTACACTCCAATGATAAAAAATAAAGGGAATTAAAATAGAGTAAAATTCTAAACTTCTCCTGTCATTGGTAAAGGGTACAACTAGGATAGCTATAAGAAAAATAAGATGAATCACAAATATAATATTCATCCTTAATATAAGATGAGCGAAGAAATTAATATGGAAGAAACGTGGAACGAGTATCACGAAAATATACTTCGCCAATGGGGTGAGTCCTCTGCGTGCTACAGGTATATGCACCATCGAGCGTTTCTTATGTTCAAAAAATTGTCTCTCCGTTTCAATTTACCGGTTATTGTACTTTCAACAATAACGGGAACGGCTAATTTTGCCCAGTCCACATTACCACCGAGTATTCAACCTGCGGCACCGTCTATAATTGGTGGATTGAACCTCATTGCTGGTCTCATAGCCACGATCATGCAGTTCTTGAAAATCCAAGAACTCATGGAAAACCATCGTACAGCTGCGTTAGGTCATGGTTCTCTATCACGTAACATTAGGTTACAATTGGCTTTACCCCGCGATGAACGTAAGAAAGAGGGTCTCAAATTCGTCGAAGAGTGTAAAACTACATATGATAGTCTACTTGAACAATCGCCACCTATACCCAAGCACATTCTGCTCAACTTTGAGAAAGACTACCCAATTGATGGTATATTTACCAAACCAGAAATTCTAGATGTGCGACCAATCCCATTCTTAAAGCCACCTAAGACTACTACACCTATACGGGCTATGACCGAAGATACTCCATTTGAGAAGATCGGTAGAATGCTTTCACCTACTGAGGAGGAAGGGGAAGAAGAGGAGGAAGAAGTTGAGATTGAAGAGGAAGAAGAGATAGACGTCGAACAAGGTACACCAAAAGAATAAACATTAAGAGATTGGTAAGGATTGCGGATACAATGAATGGTAAAATTTTCCTTCTTAAAGGTTTTACGATTCTATCATGTAGTGCGTCATTTTTGAGTACCAAATCTATGGCCTGATTAGTAAGATCATCGATGGATTCCTTCATTAAAATAGTCGAGCAAAAAAAAAGACCAGTTGTAGCTACAATCCACGAAAAAAGGATAGATCTGATTCGTAGATATATTCGTGAAGGTAAGAATGTGTTTATATGTGGTCCAATCGGTGTGGGTAAATCGTTTATATTAGAAAGAGTTCTAGAAGATACAAATCATATAGAATTGCTACCCCACCATTTAAAACGTGACTCACATTTTTTACCATTTATTAAACCATCAACAAAACATGTATTCATAGATAATTACGATAGTGTTTTCAAACCCATCATAGAACAGGTTTCAGATGGTAAGAAACTTACACGAGGATCTTTGATTGTGACGACAACTACAATGTGTATGTATCCAAATTTTGAAACTGTCATTATTCCTAGACACAAACCTGATGTTTTACTGTCTTTGACTGATAATCAGGGAAGGGAAGCCTATGAAGCAGCAGTTAGATCTCAAGGAAATATTCGTAACTTCTTCACATATTTGGAAGGTTATGATGATATAGATGAGTTCAAGTCCCCTAAAGAGTTTATAGCGGATGTATTATGTGATCCCGGTCCCATAGAAATTTTAGACAGTATAGCTGAACATGGTCACATGTGGGACATCTTTCAAGAAAACTACATTGACTCAACGGGTGTGGATATACTGAAGTGTACAAACTCGTTTTCTCACGCAGATGTTTTTGATACGTATATATACCAGTCAGGTAACTGGAACTTAATGCAATACTTTGTG